CTTGCTGGAAGTCAGACATGCCGAAGTCTCTGGCATACCGACCAAAGTCAGCACTTTGCCCACCTTGCGGTGGTTGGTAGTTGTTCATGGCGTTCTGGTCGCCTTGACGCGCCGCAGCCATAGCGCGAGAAAGACCGGCCTCGTCAATTACGCCTGGCGTTGCCCCCAAATAAACGCCATCGCCGCCCTCCCTACCGACGCCGCCGGTATAACCTCCAGGCGACCCTTCTGACGTAAACTGCCCTGCTAACGCATTTCTGAGTTCAGCGTCACTACGCATGTACGGAGCGCCAACACCACCGCCACCGGCTTGCGCTGGCATTCTGAGTCCAAGCAACTCCATCAGCCTGTTTTGCCCAGCTAGGCCAGCCTGGCGGTAAGGCTCTTGCCCCGCCATCTGCCGTTCAAACATCTGCTTTTGCAACGCTGTTGCACGGTCAGAAGCTGCACCGGCAACGCCTGCCGCACTTTCAGCAGCGTCTGCTTGTTGACTGCCTGAAAATAGGCTAATTGCGGCGGGTACGATAAATGACCAAGGCATAATTTACTCCTGAAGGCTTAACGCCAATTTTTGCATTTCTTCCGTATTCCCAGACTCAATCAGCACTTCATCAATACCATCCTCATCCGTGCAGTCAGTAGCGTGTACGCAGTACCACACAACGTCCGTGATTGATTTTATGCCGTGATGCTTACCCGCAGCAATAGTCAAGCAGGCAGGGGCATGGACAACGGACTTCTCACCATCAACCGCCAACTCAACAGACCCGCTAGCCAAAATAGACAGATGGTCATGCTTGTGGGCGTGTTGCACCAAGACGTACCCTGCTGGGATTCTGGTTTCTTTGGCGTAAACACCTGAGCTAAAGTGGTGGTGGATCATCTGTCACTCCAGCAACAGGTTGTTGTTTGCGGCGGCTTGCATGATGACCCAGTTGGTGCCGTCCGACACCATCGTCGCCCAGTTGCCCACAACATCCAAAAGGATCGCCGTACCGGCGCTGGTGCTGTCAAGCGGCACAACATTACTCGACGCTGACACCAGAGTCTGCGCCTGCATGTTCTTAAAAATTAACTGGCGTCCAATCCATGCAGACGCTGTCGGCAGCGTGACCGTACAAGTCGAGCCAGACTTGTTGTTGATCAGCCAGGCTTCGCCAACCGCCACGGTAAAGTTGGCAGTCTTGGTAACCGGAGCCGACACCGTATTGACCACTGGCGTTGTCCAAGTCGGCGTACCCGCCCCGGCGCTGGTCAACATCTGACCAGACGTACCCGCCAAAGTAAACGCATACGCCGTGCCCGTGCCGTAGGCAATACCGCCTGCCGTGGGGGTAGCTGTAGCGTTTGTGCCACCGTTGGCAATTGCAAGCCTCCCAGCCAGCGTTACAGCGCCCGTGGTAGCCGTGGCAGGGGTCAGGCCAGTAGTGCCTCCAGAAACGCTCAGAACGCCCGTGTTGGCTACCGTGATGGTGCCTAAGCCGTTGGTAACCGAAATGCCTGCGCCAGCGCCTAGCGTGTTTAGCGTGTAACCCGTGCCGTTTCCGATCAGCAATTGCCCGTTTGTCGGGATTGTGCCTAGACCCGTGCCGCCAGAGGTGACGGGAAGAATGCCTGTTCCTTCCCCGGTAAAGGTGTACAGGCTATAAAACCAGCGATACCACTGACGCGAGATTGCACCCGTGCGCTCGTCAATGATCGGCACCCGTGGCGGGGTGATCTGGGTTTGGTTGCCCGTAGCCATGTTAAGCGCTAGTCGGGCTCAGTAGCAATTCAGCGCCCATGATCGCTATCTTGTTGGGGTCGGTGCCGGAAAGTTCGTACACCCGGTCGCGCAGCTTCAAGGTCATGCCCAACCGACGCCAAAAGGTTCGGTGCCCATACGCGCCAATTTTGCCAATTGACGACCAATGCTCGTTAGACCAAGTGTGACCACCGTCATCTGACCAGCGCAACATTACCTGCGGGTCATAGCCTGGCGCAGCAGGGTATGAATTGGTGACTAAGTTGTACCCAGTAATATCGGTATCTGACAACTCGTACTGGCCCAAAGGCTCAAAACCGTCCCCTGCTTCGGTGGTTAAAGTAACCCCCGATTGCGTAGCTAAAAACGTTTGCACGTACTCAGCCACAAGGTCTAACCCCGCCTCAGTGTCAATATTTTCGCTGGCATACGCAGGGTACAAATTTAGCCCAACGCCTGCTTCACAGTCTAGTTGCAGACTGTGTTGCGCCGTGCGTTTCAGATTGTTTTGGCCGGTTGGCAGCGCCCTCCACGATCTCAGCCACTTTTGGATGCCGCCATTGTCAGCGTACACATCCAGGTCAAACCGATATATGTCGCCGCTTTGGAAGTCGCCCACAATGATGTTGCCACCAAAGTTGCACTGGCAGTTACTGCGGTGGCGCATAAAGTCGCCGCCATCAAAACCCGCACGTTCGTGCCAGACTTGGGTGGATGCATCGTAGACCCAAGTGGCGTTGCCGCTTGGAAACGTCAGCACGTAGAAAGCATGGCCTTCTTGCTGGTAGGTGTAGGCAATGGCGTCTGCAATGTTGCCGTACTGGGCGATTGCGTACTCTATGGCATGGGTAGAAATCCTAATGCCCACATACCCGTTGGCACGGTAGACGATGCCTTGCCCCCGAGCGTCCGTACCGAGCCAGAACAAGCCGTTGTCCAGCTTGGCAATTGAGAACGCAGCAACGCAACCAATCTCGTTGAACGCGCCTTGGATGCGCTGTAGTGGGAAGTCAGCGCCGCCAATGTTGTACCAGACCTCTACCGAGTCGGTGCCAAATACCCACAGCTCGCGGTAGTTGGAAATAACAGCCACCACACCATCGGGTGCGCCTTCAGCGCTGGCAAAGTCCAACGGGTCAACTGAAGTGCCATCTAGCAATTGAGACACCCAAAGAATTTGGCTGTTGGGTTGGTTAAAGACAAAATACCCGTCCAAGTAAGCGACCGTCACCGCTCCAGCAAAGTCAGGGTCGGTGATCTGGGCGAATACATTGGTTACTTCGTTGTAGATGAACCCGTCAGGATTGGTGGCTAAGAATAGTTGCGTGCCGTTGTCCGCAATAGACACCGGGCCGCTGCTGGTAGTCAAAGTCCCCAACAGTTGTGGCGTGGCAGTCAGGCCGGTCATCTTGTAGAGGCCAGAACCAGAGACTACAAAGAAGTCGCTGCCGTTAGTCTGGTGCGCCCACAACGCCCGGATCGGCCCGGTGCCTACGGTCTGTAGGAAGTCAAGGCCAGGTGCGCGATTCAGAAAGCCAGGTTCCTTGCCGCCTTCTGGGATGGCCTCTGGAAACAGGTTGACCATGCGGTTGTTCGCAGCGTTGATACTGCGGGCAACATAGGCCGACCCAAGAATCGGCGTTTTCATTAAGCGACTGCCGCGCCACGCAATCCAACGACCCACCAGTCAGTACCAGCAAACTGGAGAGTCACCGAATCGCCAACGGCATTAAATGTGATTGTGGTTGCGCTGCCAAGGTTGGTCGGGGTCAAAACACCAGTATCGCCGCCAGCGGCTTCTGCAACATAAATAATTGTCTTGAGTTGGCCTTGTGCGCCATCTGCAAGTGTTAAAGCATTGCCAGTAGCAGTCGAAGTGAAAGCAGTGGCAAGGCTGGTAATATTTACCGCGCCTGCGCCACTCAATGTCTGCACTGCACCTGATGCACCAGTGCCACCATTTGCGACTGGCAAAGCACCTGTCACACCAGTCGTAAGCGGTAAGCCAGTGCATGAAGTGAGCACTCCAGAGGTCGGCGTACCAAGAATTGGTGTCACCAATGTCGGCGTGTTGGCAAATACATTTGCGCCCGTGCCTGTCTCATCTGTGAGTGCTGCTGCCAAGTTTGCGCTTGATGGGGTTGTCAAGAATGTCGCCACATTTGCAGCCAAACCAGAAACGCCAGTCGCAACAGGCAAGCCCGTGCAGTTGGTCAAAATGCCAGAAATTGGCGTGCCAAGCGCGGGCGCTACCAATGTTGCGCTGGTAAACAGCAACGCGTTAGTGAGCTGTTTTGTCGTGCCTCCTTGCACAATTGGCAAGACATCACCAACGGCAGCAGCCGTGGCTACAGGGAGGGCAGAAATTGCAATAGTAGCCATGTTAGTAGTTCCCGGCAAAAATGTTAAACCGCTGTCTGGACGACACAATAGCGTAAGGCATAGACATCACATCGTCAGGGTTGTTGATGCGCTTGATATTGCGCTTGCTGGTCATGGCGATGCGCCGTACTTGTGGGCTAGGCTCGACACCAAACTCAGGTGCAATCTCCATCGCCAAGTTAAAGACAAACGCACGAAGATAGCCAGGCGGGAACAGGATGTTGGTCGCCAAGGTAGCAGGCGTTGTCAATTGTTGAACGCTGATGAAGTGCCACTCCAAGTCCCGTGTAGGTCGAGGGTAAATGTACATGTCAACATCTGGGTACGTCATGTTGACAAAAATGACTTGCGGGTACGTGCTGGTTACGGTCTTGACCGCAATCCCGTTGTACTGCTGCTGGTTGATGAACTTGATGCCGTAGCTGACGTTGGTGCCTGGGTCGCGGTAGTAGGTAGCGTCATCCAACAGAACAGGCCTGTTGCCCACAAAGTTGCCTGTTGGGCCAAGGGTACGGTTGATCTGACCAGCAGGCCAAGTAAAGGTCTGGTCTTGGGTGCTAAACACCGACAGACGCTCAGTGTTCCAACTGTCAATCATCTGGTCAAGCGCCGTCAACGAATCTTGCGAAACTTCCGCAGAAGACGTTTCTCCCTCAGCCAGCACACCCAACAGTCGCAGCGCCCGGTTGATTTGATCG